TGTTCAGATTGCTAAACATTCACAGACATATGTGACTGAATACAACTTTACACCAACAGATACACTTACAATCATGCCTTCTGTCTACTATGACACAAAGGTCAAAACTGGCATCTATGTTTCATGGATTCCACCTAAGAAACAGAATCTACAGTTTGACATTGGTTATAGCGAACACAAGTTTACCTTGGGTGTAAGTTCTGCATTTAGAGTTTTACAATAATATTGGTACCCCTGGAGGGTCTCGAACCCCCAGCCGAGCCGTTATGAGCGGCCAGCTCTAACCAGTTGAGCTACAGGGGTATGGCGAAGGTGCACGGTACCGCCCCGTGTTCTTCGGTTTTGGAGACCGACACATCACTTTAATGCTTCACCGACATGAAATGGCGCGCTGGGAGGGATTCGAACCCCCATGTGTCCAGTTAGCTTTCTCCTGATTAGAAGTCAGGCGGCATACCAGCGCATAAAGCTTATCTAGTTTGATCTAGCGCGATATCAGACCAGTCCAGCCAGTCTTTCTCTTCGACATCCAACTTCTGACCAGAGCGATATCGTTTGATAAGTTCGCTTCGCATATTGGAGATAGCACGATACCCATGCCTGAAAGTAGGTAGATAATACTGCTTAACCAACATCATAACATCCTAACAAATGTGTATTACTTATTCGCCATATTCACTGGTCACAGCAAAGAAACCAATGACCATAAGAATAAGACCAACAAACATTCCATATACCATATGGATTACGCTTGGAGGATCACCTGCAACACAATCTACTGCGCGATGACACGCTTCCCAATAGTCATCAGCACTGGCTGAACTTGCGAGTACCAAGATACCGACGATCATCAGACCAAAACCAAAAAACTTGCTCATAGTGAATCTCCAAAAAAAGGAGAGCGAGGTCCACTTAGGCGACTGCCAATTTGCGAAAGACCACTCGTTCGCTCTCTATATTCCCACTATATACGATTCGCTAAAAATGTCAAGCATAAAACTCTAGACTTTTGACGGTGAATTTGATATAAATAGTGAAGTAAAAACAGATAGGTAACAGCATGGCAATACATCTTTATGTGAAAAAATGCACACACTGCGAACTGAGATATTTCGGTAAAACAATGGGATCCGATCCCACATCATATACGGGTTCTGGAATCTACTGGAAAGATCATCTAAAAAAACACAATTCTAAACAAGAAACGTTAGAGTTGTTCTCGTTTTATGACGAGGAAGAAGCTAGAGATTTTGCAATCAAGTTTTCCGAAGATAATAATATAGTAGAATCTAAAGAATGGGCCAATCTGATCGTAGAGAATATAAGCGGCGGCAGAATATCAGGATGGCAACACACCGAAGAGACCAGGCAGAAGATGAGGAAGCCTAAATCTAATAGCGCAAAAATGGGCAAATACGAGCGTACTCAGGAATGGAAAGATAATAAATCTAAAATCCTACTTGGTAAAGAGCCCTGGAATAAAGGAAAAACTGGAGTGTATTCGGAAGCTACTCTATGCGCGTTTAGGGAAAATGCAAGAAATAGGGGTGATGTTTGGAAAGAAAAACAGTCTATCGCACAAAAATCTAGACCAAAAGAATTGATGAAGGAAGCAGGAAGAAAAAGCGGATTAGCGCGAACTGGAATCAAACGAGGTCCATACAAAAAGAAAGATGTTTTATGACAAATCCAACTCAACCTGTATCAATCGACTTTCTCAGCCCGCTTGGATATAAGTTTAATCTCACCAAGAATCCAAATGTTGACTACTTTGCCCAAAGCTTTGATTTTCCTCGCATCAGTCTAAGCACTAGCAGAAATCAACAGACACCTTTCGGTAAGATACAGTTGCCAGGTACTCCATTGACGTTTGATACATTCTCGTTGACATTCAAGATTGACGAAGACATGTACAACTACTTTGAAATCTATGACTGGATGACTGGTATTGGTACTCCAGAGAGTTTCAATCAGTATGCAGCATTGAATGCACAGCCAAACGGTTTCGGTGTTCTGGTAGACGCGGACTTGATTGTATTGAATGGTACAATGAATCCAAATCTTAAGATCACATTTAGTGATGTCAACCCTATTTCACTGTCGGGTTTCAGATTTGATTCCACTGAAACTGATGTAAACTACGTTACGGCTACAGCAGAGTTTTCATATAGAGAGTATACCTACACCAGATTATAATGACTGATACCTAAGTCATAAAATGTATTTGTGACTGATATATCAGTCATTTGTAATAAGGAAGTGAAATGAAGCTTGAAGAAATCTATGACCTCTGGGCAAAAGACTCAGAGATTGATACCACTGCGATTGATCAGGTTGCAGTAAATATCCCAAAACTACATCATAAATATATGCAGATACTTTCTAAGGAAAGACTACAGCTTCGAAAACTAGAAACAGATTACAAGCAGTTGTATCATCTGAAGTTTGAATACTTCATGGGTACACTTGATCGCGAAACACTAGAAGAACGTGAATGGAAACCTAATCCTCGCGCTATTCTTAAGTCTGATATTCCGATGCATATCGAGTCAGACCAAGACATCATCAATCTAACACTGAAGATTTCATATCAAAAAGAAAAATCAACTGTACTAGAATCTATCATTAAGATTATTAGTGAAAGAGGCTGGCAGGTTCGGAACTATATTGATTGGCAGAGATTTAAGAACGGGACATAATGACAGATACTTTATACATCACAAAGATAAACGAGGTACACATTCGTATAGATTGTGAACGAAATATAAAAATGGAATTATCCGAATATTTTACTTTCGAGGTACCCGGCGCAAAGTTTAGTCCAGCTTACCGAAACAGAACCTGGGACGGCCGCATTAGACTCTACCATCTAATGTCGGGCACGTTGTATGCAGGATTGTTTCAAAACGTCCTAGCATTCGCTCGTAATCGTGGATATGATGTCCAGTTTAGTGATGAGTTTAACGAAACACCATTTTCACTAAGGGAAGCTGAAGATTTTGCTCAATCCTTAAGCCTCCCGTTCGCACCACGCGATTACCAGTTAGCGGCGCTGGCACATGCGGTAAGAAAGACAAGATCGCTCCTGCTGTCTCCTACCGCTTCTGGTAAGTCATTGATCATTTATATGATCGCACAGTATTACGCTAAAAGAACTCTAATCATTGTACCAACTATTTCTTTGGTTCATCAGTTAGCAGATGATTTTAAGTCTTATGGCTATGATGAACTAGTACACAAGATCACTGCTGGTGCTGACAAGAAAACAAATGCAATGATAACAGTAAGCACTTGGCAGAGTATTGTCAAGCAATCCAAAGATTGGTTTTCACAATATGATGTTGTAATGGGGGATGAAGCACACTTATTCAAAGCAAAGTCTCTTACAACAATCATGGACAAAATGGTGAATTGCAAACACCGATTTGGATTCACAGGCACATTAGATGGTATTGAAACAAACAAACTTGTATTAGAAGGGTTATTTGGTACAGCAAAGCGAGTTGCATCAACGGCCGATCTTATCGACCAAAAGCATTTAGCGGAACTGAAAATCAAGATTCTTGTTTTGAAGTATGCAGAAGAAGTCCGCAAGGTCAACAAGGACAATGACTATAAACAAGAGATGGATTTTATCGTTGGTCATCAAGGGCGCAACAAGTTTGTTAAAAACCTTGCTCTATCTCTAAAAGGTAATACTCTACTTCTTTTTCAATACGTGGAGAAGCACGGAAAAGAGTTGTATAAATCTATACAGGATGCTGCTGGCGATAGACCTATACATTTCATTTATGGCGGTGTTGATGGTGACGTTCGCGAAGAAATACGTAAGCTGGTAGAAACGCAGACAAACACCGTGATATCATTACACTTTGATGACTTCATTCTCAAAATAAAAGATGGCCAAAACGTACCTCTAATGGATGGTACAACGAAAAAAGTTGACAACATTACAGAAAATGATGATGTTGACACCAGTAAATGTATAAGTAATATACAGGCGTCAACATTGATAGGCAAAGTTATATGGACTACACGAGAATCTACGGAGAGTTAGTACAACGTGGAAAGACTAGATGCATCAATGTAGATGATTATTATGAAAAACACCACATTGTTCCTAAATGTTTAGGTGGCACTGATGATTCCAGCAATCTTGTGAAGCTAACACCAGAAGAACACTATGTTGCCCATCAGCTTTTGATAAAAATGCACCCAAATAATCCTAAGCTGATATATGCGACAACAATGCTAATGTATCATAATAGTGATAGACGTTTGTGTAATAAAGAGTATGGATGGATCAAAAGATTGCACAGCAAAAATCTTAGTGTATTTTTTAGAGAACAATGGATGAATCTAACACCAGAAGAATATGACGTTAGAGTGCATAATATGAGTTGGTCGGAAGAGAGACATAAGCAACACACAGAATATATGAAAAACCGATACTCAGACGAAGTTTTTTATAGTAGATTTGTCACAACCATGTCGGAAGTGAATGGTGATATAGATAAGAGACAAGACGCTAGCTATAAGTTGAAAGAAAAATGGAAAGATCCTGAATATCTAGAAAAAATGAAAAATAGACCAAAAAGAGGTTCTGACGGTAGCAAACTAAAAGAGCGTTGGAAAGATCCTGCATTCAAAGCAATGATGCTAGAGAGAAGAAAGAATAAGAAAAATGAAACCAAATAAAGTGGGACAGGAGGTTGAACATGGCGCGATTATCGTAGCCAGTTCTGGTACGTTTCTCCACGGGTGTTAATATCAAGAACATTCACAATATCATCTTTGCTTCACCAGGCAAGTCCAAGATCAAAACACTTCAGTCTATTGGTCGAGGGTTAAGAAAGTCAAACATAAAAGATTCTGTTACTCTTTTTGATATAGCAGATGACCTTTCATGGAAGTCCAAACAGAACTATACTATGCAACATCTCAAAGAGAGAAAGAAGATTTATGAAGAAGAAGAGTTTGCTTTCAAGATTTATGACATCGACATCTAAAGAACCTGTTCCAACACACATTCTATTAAAGTTGGTAACAGGAGAGTTGGTAATGTCTAGGTTCGATACCGAGACTGAAACTGGATATGTTGTTGAGTATCCAATGGTCGCGAATCGCTATTACGACGAAGACACTGGTAAGTTTCAAGCTTATCTTACCTCATTGAATCCTTTCGATGATGTCAATATTCTCTTTACTTTAGATAAGAAACATGTTATATTCGTATCTAATCTAGAGCAAGAAGTAGTTACATTCTATGAGAAGAATGTAACAATGAGATATCAATCTGAAGATGATGATCAATCTCTAATACCACTAAGTTCTAGTATTCATTAAAGCACATTGCTTATTATATACAAGCTGTGGAAAAAGTCAAGAGAAAAGGGAATATATTATGGCACGACCTAAAGATACCAGCAGACATTATGTTGACAACAAATCATTCTACAATGCACTGATTGATTATCGTAAGAAAAAGCAAGATGCGCTAGAAGCAGGGTTACCAGTACCAAGAATCCCTGAGTATATTGGTGTGTGTATCTTCAAGATCGCAACTAAGCTAGCCACCAAGGGTAACTTTGTCAACTATTCTTATAAAGAAGAAATGATTTCAGATGGCATTGAAAACTGCATCAGCTACATGCACAACTTCAATCCAGACAAGTCGAACAATCCCTTCGCATACTTTACTCGTATCATATATAATGCCTACGTCCTTCGTATTCAGAAAGAGAAGAAGCAAACGTACATTAAGTATAAGGCCTTTGAGAATGCGGTGTTAGTCGGTGCTGCTACAGAGTATGGAGATTCGGATAATCCTAACTCTACAGAAATGAATAACACTGATAACATGACCAGCTTTGTGTCTGATTATGAAAAGAAAATAGCAGAACGCAAAGCTGAGACCGCAGAGAAAAAGCCAAAGGTGAAAAAAGGTATTGACAAGTTCATAGAAAGTGACTAAGATGAAGACAGACAAAAATAACATTCCCGCAGGCGTAGAAGCCGTTGTGAAGAACCTGTTTGATCCAACGAACAATGTTTATATTCGTGACAACTTCAAGCGCACCTTGATGAATATCAGAGACTACTGCGATGATGCGGTAAAGTTCTATGACAAGAAACAAGCACAAGAAGAGTTGGCAAAGCCAAAGAAACGAAAGATTGCATAATATGGCAAACTGGTTTTATCTTGCTGGTAGCGTAATGTTTGCTATAGGTACAATCATTAATATGTGGAGGTGAGTATATGAGCTTTTTTGATAGTGATAAATGGCGAGAATCGATTCAAATTCAGCAAGAAGCCGAAGATAAGTACGAAGAAGAATGTGACTTGTATTGGGACAATATCTCATATGATGAAAAAATCAAGTCTTTCTATTCTGTATGTAAACGCATCCGCAAAGGTGATATTAAAGATCAAGGGACATATCGGTATGTTCTTTATGATGTGTTTGGTTTTGGACCTGATGCCTATGCAATAGGTATGCAGTGTGGATATATGGCGCTTCATAATTGTATTCTTCCCCCTGAAGATGTGGAAGAATTGTTCAGACTGCGGAGAGAAAACGCAGAGATGAAGAAGCTATTGTCTAAACTTGATGATGATGGAAAGTAATACATGAAGTTTGCTATTATTACAGACCAACATTTCGGTGTACGTGGTGACAGTGTTGTGTTTCATGATATGATGGAGAAGTTCTATTCTGAGTTCTTCTTTCCATATCTCATGAAACACAACATCAACCTCATTCTAGATACGGGTGATACGTTTGATCGCCGCAAGTACGTCAGTTTCTATACGCTCTCGCGCGCGCGATCATATTGGTTTGACAAGATTCGTGACAACAATATGTCTCTGGTCACACTGGTTGGCAACCATGTAATTCCTTACAAGAACACTCTGGAAATGAATGCTCTAGACCTTCTGCTATCAGACTATGACAACATCAAAGTGATTTCTAAGCCTAGCGAAGTAGACTTTGGTTCAATGAAGACGCTGCTGCTTCCTTGGATCTGCGAAGACAATCAGAAGCAAACAATGGATCTGATTAAATCGACTGATGCACAAGTTGCATTTGGTCACCTAGAACTTGGTGGTTTCTCCATGTACAAAGGTGATACTGGTCATGAAGGTATGGATGCCAGTATCTTCCAGAAGTTTGACTTCGTTGGTTCTGGTCACTTTCATCATCGCTCAACAAAAGGCAATGTAACATACTTTGGTTGCCCATATGAAATGACTTGGAGCGACTTCAACGATCCTAAAGGTTTTCATATCTTTGATACTGAGACTCGCAAGGCGACTTTTGTAGAGAATCCTTTTCGTATGTTCTACAAGTTTGTCTATGATGACTCAAACGCAAAGTTGACAGACTTTACCGACATTGACTATAGCCCATACAGAAACACATACGTAAAAGTGATCGTCAAGAACAAGAACACTCCCTATTGGTTTGATATGTTCATTGATACGATGGAGAAATCTAGCCCAGCAAACATCCAAGTTGTTGATGATAACTTGAATCTCAATCTCGAAACAGATGAAGACATTGTGGATGAAGCAGAAGATACTTTGACGATTCTGCGGAAATACACAGACAATCTTGAACTGGATGTGGACAAGAAATCTCTTGACAATCTAATACGTTCCTTGTATGATGAAGCCATGAGCATCGATTGAGGTAATATGATTCTATTCAAAGTAGTACGTTGGAGGAACCTGCTTTCAACGGGCAATACCTTTACAGAAGTCAAACTAAATGAAGCCGCGTCAACTCTGATTGTCGGTGAAAATGGCGCTGGTAAGTCTACCTTTATCGAAGCGATTTCGTTTGCTCTTTATGGTAAACCCTTTCGCAAGATCAATAAGCCACAACTCTTGAATGCGATCAACGGCAAGAACTTGCTTGTTGAAATCGAGTTCGCTATTGGTAAGAAAGAGTATCTGGTTAGACGTGGCATCAAGCCAAACGTCTTTGAAATCTTTGTTGATGGTTCTCTACTGAATCAAGAAGCGAAGTCTGGTGACTATCAGGACGTTCTGGAGAAGAATATCCTAAAGCTGTCGCATAAGTCATTCTCACAGATCATCACGCTCGGTGCTTCTACCTTTGTTCCTTTCATGCAGTTGCCAGCACAGGCTCGGCGTGACTTCATTGAAGACCTTCTGGATATCCAGATTTTCTCAACGATGAACAACCTACTGAAGACACGTATTCAAGACAACAAAGATGCACTAAAGGATGCCAACACACAACTGGCTCTTTGTGAACAAAAGATTGATTTGAATAAGAAGCATATCGAATCACTTCGGCAAAACAATGAAGACTTGATCGACATCAAGCACGGCAAGATTTACGAACATGAAACTCTGATCGAGACTGCAAATGCCGAGATTGACAAAATCTCCGAACAGATTGACGATTTGAAACTCAATATTGGAGATGAGCAATCTATTACGGATAGATTGAACAAGGTCACTACGCTTCACTCTGAGTTGAAGTTCAAACTGACCGATCATAACAAGCATATCAAGTTTCTTCATACTCACGATCACTGCCCGACTTGTACACAAGACATTGATCCTGTTTTCAAGGAAGAAAATCTAAACACAAAGATTGCCAGTGCAGAAGAGTTAGACACAGCCTTAACTAAACTATCAGAAGAACAGGCGAAGATCAATGCACGAATGAAAGAGATTGTTGATATTAGCAATCAAATCTCAGAATATAATGCAGAGATAATAGACCGCAACAACAAGATTCGTATGTACCAGAAGTATAACAGCGAGTTGCAGAAAGAGATTGAAGCACTTCGTAATAAGCAGACTAAGGTAGAGACGGATGCTGTTGATCTAAACAAAGCCAAGAAAGAACTGAAAGACGTTCACACACTTATTGAAGAACTAACCGAAAATCGTTCTTTGTTGGGTACTGCTGCTGTTCTGCTGAAAGATGGTGGTATCAAGACCAAGATCATCAAGCAATATGTTCCTGTCATGAACAAGCTAATCAACAAGTATCTTGCGGCTATGGACTTCTTTGTCCAGTTTGAACTTGATGAAAGTTTTGATGAAAAGATTAAGTCGCGGTTTCGTGATGAGTTCTCTTATGCGTCATTCTCTGAAGGTGAAAAGATGAGAATAAATCTGGCTTTACTTTTCTCATGGAGAGCAGTGGCAAAACTTCGTAACAGCGCAAGCACAAATCTCTTGATTATGGACGAGGTTTTTGATAGTTCTTTGGATACAAGTGGTACGGACGAGTTCTTCAAGATTCTAAGCAGCGTAACGGCTGACACCAATGTGTTCATCATTTCACATAAGGGAGCATCACTGATGGACAAATTCACTAACATCATTCGTTTTGAGAAGCAGAGAAATTTCAGTGTTATGGTTGTCGAGTAGCTTGTTTACATTTATCCAAGTGCCATCTAAGAATATTACCCTTAGACGCAATTATTAAACAATGTGGACATAACTCTTTAGGTCTATTTTTGTTTGATATCGAGTTTTTTAGTTTGCTTTCGTCGGACACCTTTGTGCCTATCCTGGGCCCTGTTCGTTTTCTTACTAATTCTAAACTTTGCGGAATGCCTCTTAGTTTCGCTGCTCTTTTTTCTATAGTTTCGGCAGAATGTTTTTTGCCTTTATTTTTCTTGCCAGTTATAGAGACTTTGATTTTGTGTTCTTCGCTCATAATTCTTCCGGAACATCCTTCTCCTCCGTCCGTTCTATTGCGAAGAATGCCTGTTCCTAAATCTTTTCTGCCATACCATCTAATAAATCGACGTTCTAATGCGAATGCCCCAATCTCTGAAAGATTTGTTTCTAGAAAAACTATTTTAGATTTGTCTTTGGGAATAGAAACAGAATGTTTTTCGTACATTCTTCTTGATTTCCCTTTACCTATGTAGTAAGGTGTGTTGTCAGATTTTCTGATATATGCATAGACGTAATAAGTATTCATGGCTGGACTCCTTGTACGAGGACTAGAGTGGTTGGATACTGGTAATATCGTGAACCACAATATACTTATATAAATTTTAATGTGAGGATTAACAATGACTAACTACGAAAAAGTAAAAGAGTTTCATACGGTGTTTGGTCAAGATGCTCCAGATACTCCAGGGTTTCCTGCAAAAGACGTTATTAAACTTCGCATAGAACTGATTCGTGAAGAGTTTCAAGAGCTAAAGGATGCTATCAAGGATAAGGATCTTGTAGAAGTTGCCGATGCTCTGACTGACATTCTATATGTCACATATGGTGCTGGTATTGCTTTTGGCATCGATCTGGATGCTTGTCTAGCAGAAGTGCATCGTAGCAACATGACAAAGCTTGGTAAAGATGGTAAGCCTGTTCATCGCGAAGATGGCAAGATCATCAAAGGACCTCATTACGAAAAGCCAAATCTTAAGCCAATCCTAGGAGTAAACTGATGGCTATTCTACCTCTTGTAGATAAGAACGATCTTATTCTCAAAACAGAACTTGAATATTTTGATTTCAGCAATCCACCTACTGATCCTATTCAGTTGGCTCGTGATCTAGCTGAGACTATGATTGAGAACAAAGGCTTGGGGCTTGCTGCGAATCAGGTCGGTCTGCCCTATCGTGCATTTGTCATCAATGGCGAACAGATTCTTGCATGTTTCAACCCAAAAATCGTTGACTCTTCCGCCGATCAAGTGTATATGTTAGAAGGCTGCTTAAGTCATCCTGGGCTATCTGTAAAGATCAAACGTCCAGCTGTGATCAAAGTTCGCTTTACTGTGCCTAATGGTGAGACTAGAACAGAAAAGTTTGAAGGGCTAACGGCTCGTGTATTTCAACATGAACTAGATCATCTAAACGGCATTGTCCATATCAATCGTGCTAGTGTGATTCATAAAGAACAAGCTTTCAAGCAAATGAAAGCGTTCAACAGAATCAATAAGAAGCTAGCCATCGCATAATACGGAGTACATTATGGAAGACAATAAGTCTGTAGTTGATGAGTCTACTGAGTACGAAAGTCTGATTGACTCAAAAGATATCTCTTACGGTGTGTCTACTCTAGATGCATTCTTATCTGAAGATGAAACTTTGGAACAAGATGATGTGAAGTGGAAGAAGCATTGGGTAGGAATGCCTGAGTTTAAGCAAGAGACTAATCCACCATACAAGCAGATTTATGTAAGCTTCCGTAACAAGGAAGACTATGAAGAGTTTGCCAAGTTGATCGATCAGCATCTTACTATCAAAACAAAAAGTATCTGGCATCCAAAGCTAGATCGCGATGCAAACGCGCTTCGTCGATGGATTGAAACTGATGACTAATCCAAAATATCCTGTTTATATCATTAGTAAAGGTCGGCATGAATCAATGCTGACCTCTCGCTCATTGGCACGAATGAAAGTGCCACATTACATTGCGATTGAACCACAAGACGAAGCGCTATACGAACAAGCACTAGACAACTTTGGTATTCGCGAATATGTAACTCTGCTTGTTGCACCTTTCAGTAATCATGGTGACGGACCAGGGCGTGCTAGAAACTGGTGCTGGGATCATTCTATCTCTATTGGTGCAACTAGCCACTGGGTAATGGATGACAACATTACAGACTTCTATCGCCTTCATGAAAACAGCCGCATTCGTGTTGAATCTGGTGTAATCTTCAAAGCTGCTGAAGACTTTGTTGATCGGTATGAAAATGTTCCTATCTCTGGTTTTCAATATCGTTTCTTTATTGCTCCTAATCAGAAGTATCCACCGTTTGTTACAAACACTCGTATCTACTCCACGTTGCTTATCCGAAATGATTGTAAGCATCGCTGGCGTGGTCGTTACAACGAAGATACTGATATCTGCCTTCGTGTATTGAAAGATGGTGATTGCACCATTCAGTTCAATGCCTTTCTTCAAGGCAAAGCTGCAACACAGACTGTCAAAGGTGGTAACACTGCTGAGTTTTATCATGCTGAAGGCACACAAGACAAGGCTCAATGGAGAGATGGCCAGCTTAATCCAGAGGGAACAATCA